TAATGTATTTTATTCTGTTGAAAATAATTCTGTGGGTGAAGCGACATTAGTGACTATCCGTGATATTGGAGAGGAAAATATTCCAGGCATATTTTTATCCGAGCCAATGAAATTGGGGCAAGCAGCAAAATTTAGGAAAGGATTCTGTACAACCGGCTCAAGTAAAAGAACAGCTTGCTCAAAATTAAAACAACTAATCGAATCAGATAAATTAACGGTAAAAAGTAAAAAATTGCTTTCAGAACTAAAAACATTTATTAGTATGGGTAATTCATATGAGGCAAAAATAGGCGAAACAGATGATTTAGTTACCGCAATGTTGACTATTGTTCGTATGTTAGATTCTATAAAAAATTATATTCCTGGATTGGATGATGATCTTAGAGAGATTGAAATGCCTCTACCATTTTTTGTTGATCTATATTAATAGTTTTCGTATAAATATAACAGAGGGTTACCATGCCAAAAGTTATAGATAATGTATCAACCAATTTGTATGACTTTTTAAAGTCGCGATTTGAGCTAGGAGAAAGTGTAGATGAGAATGGTGTATCTACTTTAGATCCATCAAAGATGATGTGTTTTACCTTTGATTATGTAGATAAGCACGGAGAGGATGTTGGATGTGTGGTAATTTCGCTCTTAGAAGATCAAGATAGTGCTAATTCTATCAAAATTTATTTTGGCGACGAACTTGCAAATGTTGAATCAGAAACCCAGAAGGAATGGATGAAATTTCTTGGTGAGATTCGATTATTTGCAAAAATGCACATGCTAGGATTTGATGTTAGAAATATTAATAAGTCAACTATTACTCGAAGAGATATAGCGCCAATGTTTGAGAGCACATTTGGACCAATCGATGGCACGGTTAGAACTAGCAAACAACCATTAGAAAATATGCAGATTATTATTAAGCATACCGATAGAGTTGATCCAAAGGTTAAGAATAGTCGTTCACGTAAAATCCAGAAAATTTATCTTTCGAGTGCAGCCGGTGAAAAATTTTTGCTACCTTTTAAGAGCTTAATGGCTGCAAGAGCAATGGCTCGGCATATTTTTAATGGTGGCACACCGTATGATACGATTGGATCCAATATTTGTCATATGGTAGCGGAAATGGCCGCATTAGCTTCTTTTGTACGACATATGAGTTCAAGAATTGACACGCCGGAAGCAATTAATGCTCTTAATTCTGCAAAAGAACGATGCACAGAAATTAAGCATCAGTTGGGCAGACTTAGCTCGCAAGGTGGATATACAAAGATTACACCAGAACTCGAGTCTGCATCTGTAGATTTTGACGATGATACTGATACAGATTTTTTTGGTGAAGAGTTAGACGACAAAAATAAATCTGCGCTGCCGTATGTTATGAGAGCTTATCATAATAAATCTAAACTCCCGGAAGAAGGCGAGTTTGAGCAATGGGCAAATAATAAACAGATCGCGGAATCTGTTCCTTTTCATAGTAAATTGATTAAATGGGCCGAATCAAATAAAATTTTCCCTAACTTAGAGCAGGCGATTATTCAGGTAAAACAGCCAAAGTTATATACAGAGTTGCAGCGACTGCGAACTGGCCGTGCCACTTCAAATTTAGTGCATGAAAAGAAAAAAGAGATTTTAAAAGCAATGACCTTAACAGAAGCAGATGAGCCAGCCGCGGCTGGCTGTGCTAGTCCGTTTACCACGCCGGATTTAAAAAGAGTTAAGGAATTTCACAGTAAAAAAGAATTAGATAAATTAAAGACAACTAATGGTGAAGCGAGTCCTTTTTCATTGTTATCAAAATCAGAAGAATTAGATGATGAAAATTTAGTTGAAAGTGAAATGCGAGATATCGTACGACTTTCGGGCTCGGCACATGGAACTCGCTGACGATGTTCAACAATATTGGAAAACAATGCGGCCTCGATTACAACAAATGATAACCGAGGTCGTAAAAAATAGAGCCTCACTCCAGAAGAAAATAAACTATTTAGATCATTATATGCGGCATGCCTCATATCCTAATAAAGAAAAAGCAATGAATCATATAGATGCTCTGATACAAGATGTTATTAATAATAAAAATAATAATTGAAGATTTTTCTTGCTTTATGATAAATAGTTGTGTATCATATAAAGAGTAACACAAATGGTAACTGTACTATTAAACATGGAACTGTAATATTAAACATGGAATACAAGGAGAACTAACATGGGTAACGCACTCGCTGAAATCAGGGCTCGTCTAGCAGCCGCTGAAAAAACCAAAACATTTACAAGTGATAATGCATTTTTTCCGTTTTGGAATGGAAAACCTGATAGCACCTCAACCGTACGATTTCTTCCTGATGGTGATACCACTAATCCCTTCTTTTGGGTAGAAAAACTTCAGATTAAGCTCCCATTTGTGGGTCTTAAAGGTGGAGATTCAAAGCCAGTTACAGTAAGTGTACCTTGCGTTGAAATGTTCCCGAAGTCCGAATATCCGCAAGGCTGCCCTATACTAGCCCAAGTTCGAGCATGGTATAAGGATCCTAGCATGAAGGAAACAGCCAATAAGTATTGGAAGAAGCCATCTTATCTTATGCAGGGATTTGTTCGAGAGAATGCCGTTCCAGATGATAAGGCTCCGGAGAATCCAATCCGTAAGTTTTCACTTAACAAGCAACTTATCAATTTAGTAAAGGCTGGCCTTAGGGATGTCGATATGGAAAATATTCCCAGTGATTATGAAAAGGGAACTGATTTCCGTATCGCTAAGACGCAAAAGAGCCAATATGCAGATTATGGTACAAGTTCTTATGCACGACGTGAATCTGCACTTACACAGACTGAATTAGATGCAATTGAGCAATATAAGTTGAGTAACTTGTCTGAGTTACTTGGCAAGAAGCCCACCGACATTGACCTTAAGGTTATTGTTGAGATGTTCGAAGCATCAGTTGATGGAGAAGAATATGATCCTGAACGTTGGGGTAAGTTTTATCGTCCATCAGGCATGAAGTTTGATAAGGGCGACGAGTCAACCGTATCTACTTCTCTTACCGAGCAGCTTCCTGCTGCCAAGGTTTCAGAAGTAACACACGAAGAAGCGACAAGTTCTTCACCGGTTAAAACGGTTCCTGCTCCGGCTAGCAATCGTCCATCTGCTGAAGATATTTTAGCAAAGATTAAGGCTCGCGGCCAGGCAAAGTAATAATCCTTTCTAACATGAGGCCAGTTTAATACTTGGCCTCATCCCCATTAACAATTTAAAATAAAAGGAGTATTACTTATGGGTAAGCCTTTCGATGTAGCAAAATTTAGACGTGGAATCACTAAATCAATTCCTGGAATGTCTGTAGGATTTCGCGATCCAAAAACTTGGATTTCAACCGGTAACTATTGTCTTAATTATTTAATTTCCGGAAGTTTTACTGCCGGGGTACCTTTAGGTAAGGTTTCTATTTTGGCTGGTTCACCGGGTGCGGGAAAATCTTTAGTAGCATCCGGAAGTATCATTAAAAATGCGCAGGCCCAAGGAATTTATGTAATTTTAGTAGATTCGGAAAATGCGCTCGATGAGGCGTGGCTACAAGCTATTGGTGTAGATACCAGTGACGAGAAACTATTAAAACTTAACATGGCAATGATTAATGATGTTGCCAAAATGATTAATGATTTTGTTCAGCAATATCGGGATATTCCAATTGAGGATCGTCCAAAAGTATTGTTCGTTATCGACAGTCTTGGTATGCTTTTAACACCTACAATGATTGACCAGTTTGCCGCTGGCGAGTTAAAAGGCGATATGGGTATTAAGGCAAAACAGTTAAAGGCACTTATTATTAATTGTGTTAACATGTTCGGGGATTTAGAAATTGGCATGATAGCAACCAATCATACTTATTCTTCGCAAGATAAATATACAGACGATATTATTTCCGGCGGAAGCGGCCCCCTTTTCGCCGCAAGTATTGTTGTTTCAATGAATCCTCTTAAATTAAAAGAAAATGAAGACGGTGTAAAAGGGTCCGACGTATTGGGTATTCGATCAAAATGTAAAATTTTGAAAACTCGTTATAATAAGCCGTTCGAAGCCGTAGAAGTGGTAATCCCTTGGACAACTGGAATAGATCCCTATTCGGGATTGTTTGATTTATTTGAAAAGCAAAAGTTGATTGCTAAGGAAGGAAATAGATATGTGTATGCCGATTTATCTGGCATTGAACATAAGCATTGGCGTAAGGAATATCTAACTAACTCGGATGGTATTTTGGATCTCATTATGAAAGAATTCGATTCTGATCGTACTACTAACCTATTATTAGAGGGAACCGAAGATAATGAAATCGTGGATAATACAAACAATTAAACAACATGCTAACCATGCGGTTGCATTGATTTCTAAAAATGTAGCTGCATGGGAATGGGTGTTGCTTAATTGTGATGAAAATGCTATAACAAATAAAGAAAAAATTTATACTGCAATTACTAAAGAACAAATTCTTTGCCCTTGCGGCTCCGGTAAGCATCGTTATATTTCTGGGTGGAATCATATATTCTTTTGTGATAAGGGCTGTAGAGCCGCTCAGGCAAGTAAAACAGAAACTAACTTGAAAAAATATGGAGTTGCACATCCTAGCAAACTATCTAGCACAACCGAGAAGAGGCGCCGAACTACTATTCAAAGATACGGAGTGGATAATCCGTTTAAATCAGCGGAAATAAAAGAAAAAATTAAAGAAACAAATCTCGAAAAATATGGCGTTGAATTTATCACGCAAGCCTCGGCCATTAAAGATAAAATTAAAGAAACCAATTTAGAAAGATTCGGCGTCGAGCATCCGATGCAGAATGAAGAATACCGGAATATGGTTCGCCAGTCAAATCTTGAAAAATTTGGGTTTGAATTTCCTACACAACGGCCGGAAA